GGTATATTTTTAGCTAACTTTTTCATTAGAACATTTGTACATCGTAGTAAGACATTAAATTATTCATTATTAACTGCTGATTATTTCGATTGTCAAAGTATAAAGTTACAATAAAATATGAACTTCTCAAACGTCCTTGATTATTAGCTGTATTAATATCTCTAGGAATTTTAACTCTCCATTTGTCAAATTTTCTTTTAATTCTTCCTGAAGAAAAAGGAATTATTCCTGTATCTTGTACTTGATTCTGTATTCTGAATCCTGTTATAGTACGAGTTCTGTCTACTACCTTAGCATCATCTCTTACAATAGAGTTATATTCTAAAGTTCTTAATACTTTATTTATATCAGCATTAGGATTAATTACTAAGGTAATAGAAGCTTCTTCTATGTTTCCATAGAATTCTCCCCAAGGACCTATATTATGAGTGTATACGCTTATACTATCACGCTTGCTTCCAGGCCCAGAAGTCATTAATATATCACCATTGTCCATCCATATTTGCGGAGTGGCAGAATACATAGAAGAAAATTCTCCAACTAGTTCATCAAATACTATAGACTTATCTAAAGTAGTTATATCAAAAGTTACAGAGTTAGATAAAATAAGGTAAAGATTAGTATCGTTATCTTCACCTGTTGTTACTTCTGTAGTTATTTGTACATAATATCCTGGGCTTATTTCTAGTATATCTCCTGGATAATAAGTAGTATCTTTGTCTATTTTAGAAATGTTAATTCCTGAGCCTAAAAAAGTAAAGATAATTTCATCATTAATTTTATCTCTACCAATGGCCATACCTCTTCTTAAGATAGCATTATCTCCTCTGTCAGTTTTTCTACTAAAAATTGCATTAGGTAAACTTTGTAAAAAACTATGTATTCCTTTTTCAGATAAAGGATTTAATCCTGATTCTCCTCTTGCTCCTACAGCTACACTAAATAATTTCCTGTGAACTGCATCAAAGAAATAAATAGCAGTATTAGTTGCTTTAATTCCATATTGATGAATACTACCGTGTTCCTTAGAGATATATAAATGCTTACCAAATCCTTGACCTGTACCTAATTGCGTAGGAATACCGTCCGTAGTAGTAGTCATGGCTCTAGGATTAATGGCATAAGTTCCTATTCCTTTGTCTTGAATAAAATATACTAAGTCTTTCCAGTTAAGTATTTTATTAATAGGACCATAGTCATCTATATCATAGTAATCATTAGTTCCAAACTTTGTCCAAGAATCTATTAACTCTTCATTGATTTTTACTTTGGATAAATAAGCTCGTATATCATTTCCTCCACAGTCTCCGTCATTTAAAGGGCTAACTCCAAAAGCTAAATCTTCGTTTTCTCTAGAATATGCTGTGTTGTATGCATACATGTCTGTACCTATCCCATATCCGTAAGTAGTATTATTATTTTCTTGTCTTAATACTACTTCTTCTACACTTGTAGTTAAGTACTTAACTCCTGTTTTAAGAGTGGTACCGTGTGCAAGGTCTATATTGATAGTAGATTCCATCGTATATAATTCTGTTCTAGAAGAATTAGATAGGTAGTCTCTTTTGGGACTTTGCTGCTTATAAAATACTGTATTTAAAGACATAGTTGCGGTCTGCAGTGTGACAGTATTTAAGAAAATATCTCCTCCAAATACTCTAGGACTTGTGTTTGCTTTGTCTATTACAGGGGATGCTACTTGGAATATATTTGTTTCTAGGACAGATTGATCAAATCCTCCGTAAACTTCTAATTTAGGAATTACAGTATCTACAATAGGAACTGCAATATCTAGTGTTGAGATATCTAAAGGACCCACTCCAGAAGGAGTATTAAAATATTCAGTGCCAGGAACTGTAGGGACACCGTTTCCTGTAATAGGGTCTAAAGAAATTTTTTCTATATTCCCGAATATATTACTTCCTCCTTTAAATAGAATAGATTTAATTGTAGTAGTCCCAGAATTTAATTCTGGATCATTTAAATGGGAATTAGAAGGTCCTGTACTAAAATTATCAGCAGCATAATAATTCCTCATCCACTCCCCAGTATTAATTTCTAAAGAAGATTCTGGACTATTTTCACCGTAATTGTTATCATCATCCATTTTAATGTAACGATTTTTTTTCCATTTTCTAATATTTTCTATGCTGTTAAAAGAAACAGGATCGGTAGTAGTAGCATTATTCCGTTTATCTATACAAGTACCTGATAAATCTATTCCACTTAAATCTTTATCAGGAACTGATGTGTCTTGTTGTAGCTGAAAGTCTGTATAAGCACCTGTAATTAATAAGCAAGGAGCTGTAGTAAAAGTAGTTGCTATATCTTTTACTGTGTTAAAATCGTAACTTATTTCTGGAGAAAAGTATCCTAAGCAAGTTGGCTGTATAATATAATCCGCATAATCTCCGTGCACATTATTATTTAATGTATTAAAAGTGCCTGGATTTTTAAAAATTAAAGGAGGAGGTCCTATAGGGTAAACAGGCATTAGGTGGTAAACATTAGTACTACTATTTACTCGTAAATCCCAATTTATTCCTGAACCTGGAGATATTACTGGATTATGCCAGAAAGGTTTTATAATTCCTTGAGTTAATCTCCTAGTATCAGCAATGTTTCTTTTTACTCTTACTATTTGATAACTAGTAATAATTGCTAGTAACTCAGGCGGAAAATTAAAAGTAAATTCTATCCCCATAGCATAAGCAGTAGTTTTTGATGATGCTACGTTACTAAGAGGAAAATAGTCAGTTCCTGATGAATTAGGAGTAGCATCTTGTTCAGAGATATCAGGGAATTTAATATCTCCAATATATTCTACAAAAGAAGCTTCTCCTTTTACGTTATAAAAGATTATACCAAATCTATAAGTTTCTCCGCGTTTATAACCTCGCAACAATCCTGAGATAAAAGGAGAGGCATTGTTGGGGTACGTAGTATTGTTATAAACGTAACCGTCTTGTAAATCATGCGCATATGTATCAGGTACGTTAGCTACGTTAGCAAATCCTACGGTAGCATTATTACCATCTACAGTAAACTTTTCTAAATGAAATTTATAACTAATATTAGGACCTTCTCCTCCTAGAGTAACTCCGTCAGATTTATATCGGTACTGTTCGTTTACATGCCAATCAGAATCCCAATGAGCATCTAAATTATAGTTAGTATTAAAAGCTAAATCTAGTTCTGTTTTAACTGGTCCAAGAGGATTTTCAGTATTCCAATCGTTACCTAAATAATTATATCTTTTAGTCTTTGCGTCAAAGATTCCAGGTATTATTGCTTGTACATCAAAAACTGAAGATTTAATATTAGCTACTACTAAGGAATTATCTTTTTGTGTAAGAGTTTTACAAGTTTTAAAAGGGTAGTTCTTAAGAGTATAAGTAAAAAATTCAATAGGGAAACTCCCTGTCTCGTTTCCTGTTATAGTAAATTGTAAAGAAGTTCCAATAACATCTTTAGTTTCTATATATGTAACTGAAGGAGTTCCTGCTAAATCTTCATGAAATACAGAAATAATATCCATTTCTTTAAATACCCCTACGTAGTCGGTAGTATCTATAGTTACTTGAATAGCTTTTCCAGAATTAGTTCCTTTAATATTTCCTCGATATTGTGCAGACTGTCCTAAAGATTCTGAAGTATCAGTAATGTGTATTAAATTACTAGGAGGAGATATTAGTGTTTCTTTACCGTCATCTGTGCGTAGAAGATAAGCAACTTGATATTCTCCTACTAGCAAACTTCCACTTCCTAAAATAGCTGTTAACAGTGGCTGTTGGTAAGTTACTGCAGGAAAGATATCTATTAAGTTAGGATCGAATGTAAGAATGTTAGGGTCAGAAATATTAATCGATCTTAGGTAGTTCTCAAAATCTGTCCAGTAAACTCTTTGAATACAGTCAGACTCGAATCTTCCTATAGCTTCGATAGGATTTGTTTTATTAAAATTTAACTCTGTTGCTGTATATAGTAACTCAGGATATATAGAATTATCTACTACTCTAGTAGCAGGGTTGTATTTTACTAAATAAATCCAACCACCAATTCCCGAATCATCTGCTACAAATAAAATAATCTTATCTCTAATTGTAGTATATCCAATTATCTCGCTCAATCCTGAACCTTCTTGGGGCACAGAAAAAGATTCTACGTTACCTTTTATATTAGTAAAAGACCCCATAGATTCTCCTGTAGTCGTAGTTATTCTAATATCTACGGCATTAATATAATGAGTATTAGGGATACTGTCATAGCCAGCATCCTTATTCATTCCTTGGTATGCGTTAACTTGTTTTTCC